AAAATTGTTTTCACTAATATTGATTCTGGCTTGTAGTGAGAATTGATCTAACATTTTATCAGATCTTAAATAATTTGCTGGATGATTTTCTGGAGATGGATCATCATTGTAAATATCTGAAAGTTGCTCTAATTCGCTAATGTTTAAAATCATTTTAATTTAAGTATTTAATTATTACAAACATCATTGTTGGAATGATTGAATAAATATAATCAAGAAATTGCATATTTCCTTGTTTTAAAAATTTATCATAATACAACTCTTTAATGCCTGGTAATATAAAAGAGATAATTATCCCAGTTATATCTAAACCAATAATCAAAATAAAAGATATTACAGATCCATAAAAGAAATGCAATAATTTATCATGATCCTGATTCAATTTCTTTAATAGCTTTTTTATTATATTTTTTATAAATATATGTATATAGATTCCAGATCTTTTCAGATGCTTCTTTATCTGTTTTATAAAACTTATGGCTTTTAATAATAGCTCCTGAATCATTGATGTAAAGTGTTTTATATCCACTTTGCAAAGCTACAATATAAATTTTTATATTTCTTTTTAAACACCAGCTCATAGCTGTATATTGGATTGGTAAGATGCTCATCAAAAAGGAATTTTAGTTTTATTTAATATAGGTTTTATTTGTTGATCTAATTCTTTGTAAGATCCTCCAGCTTTAAAATCTGGAGCAAGATCAAAGGATCCTAAGGATCCATTATCTTTTCTTTTTACTTTGTCAATATAAACTCTTACGAGATCAGATCCAAATTTAGTTTTAGATCCCAGCTCTCTAACTACAACAATGCCATTAAAACATTTATTAAAGAAACTGGCTGATCCAGAAATATCATAAAGAGTTGCTTTTTTATATATGCCATTTTCTGATTCTAATTTTCGAGGATGAGCTATTAAAAAAAGATGAGTATTTGTTTGCTGAACAAATTGAGTTAATAAAGATAAGATCTTATCATGATAGGAATGATCTGCATTAAAATTATGGTTAAGCATATTGTATGGATCAATAACAAAAAGATTAACCCCTTTTTGATATACAAGCTCCTTAAAATGCTTTAAAACTTTTTCTAATGTTAAATCTTTAAGATCTATTTTGATCCAGGAGAAATGATCATTAATAAAATCTCTGGTATTATTTAGATCCTCAATAGAGCTGGATCTCTTATTTAATTTATCTGAGATCCTTTTAATATGAGATTCATAAGGATATGATTCTGGAGCAAACATTGCTGATCTAAATCCATGTTTAACTGCCATATTACAAAGGATCTGATCGCAAAAATCTGATTTTCCAGAATTTGGAACTCCGGTAATAACGCTCCACTCTCCCATAGATATTTTTAATAGATTATCAGCATTTTTGAATCCCATAGTAAAGTTTTTAATTCCAGAATTGTTAAAACTAATTACATCATTCCAAATAGTATCAAGATCCAGAACTCCATCCAGAGGAAAACTCTTTTTGTTGTTTTCTAAGAGTTCTAACAGCTTTAAAATTCCAATTGATACAAGAGCCTCATTAGCATCTTTATAGCCATTTAGATCAATGTATTTGCATCTGTATTTTCCTAATCTCCTGGCCAATTCATTTCTCAATGCCAATCCAGGATCATCATGATCACAACATAATATAATTTCTTTTTTATTATTAAAATATTTAATACAATTATCTAAATAATCTAATTTTTGAGATCCAGAATTTGCTCCATTCGGAACAGAAATGACATTTTTAATTCCAGCTTCATGCAATGATAAGGCATCTATTTCTCCCTCTACAATGTAACAGCTCTCTTGATCTTTGATTTGATCTAAATTATAAAAGATAAGCTCAGCATTTTTTTCAAGGGAAAAATTTTTCCTGGAATCTCTATATTTTATATTAATCAATTCATTATCTCTGTAATAATTAAAATTGATTGCTTTTGTTTTACGATCCAAAGCATGAAAATATTTCATTGATTCTGTAATCTTAAAATCAATCAATGTTTGCATTGTAATGGATCTTGATTTAAAATAATCTATGATCTTATCTGATAATTTACCAGGATTTATTTTTGGCAAAACATATTCAGTTTTCTTTTTAAACATTACTGATCCACTCCATTGGCAATTATGACAATTATAATAACCTTGATCAATATTTACTGATAAGCATGGATCTGATTTCTTTTTTCTGTTATGAGAACATTTTGGGCAAATTGTTTTGATTTGGCCAGATGATCTGTTTTTTAAGTTGATTCCTAAATTCTGGAGCTCGTTTATTATGTTCATATTATGTTTAATTTGTATTTAAGTTCTCTAAGGCTAATAAATTGATCATTTTTAAAATGATAGCTATCTCCTTTTATGTTTTTTGTATCAAAGATCATTTCATTGGTTGCAAATCCTATAAACTTATATGATCTGAATTGTTTTGAAAATGTTTTAAAATATGCAAAGATCTGGCAGTTAGATCTAAGATCTTTTCTGATCCTTAATGGATATTTAGATCCAGATGCTTTTACATCTATTGAAAATCCATTCCATAAGGCATCAAAATCATCAGAATCATTTGATTTTCTTTTGTTATGGATCGTAAAATCAGGCATAAGATTCATTTCTTTACAGAAAATATATTCAGCTCCAAAACCCATTTTATTTAATTCTAATCTTGATCTATTTTTATGAGCCAATGTTTTTAGGCCATCATAACCAGTTTTGATCTTGTTTTGTTGTCGTTGATTTGCAACAAAACTGATCAGATCTATTTCATGATCTGCAAGATGATAGGTTTTATTTATTATCATTTCTGAGGTGTTTTATCACTTCTTTAATATCTCGATCACTAAGGATCTGTTTTAAATGAAATTCAGTTAATATTTGATTATTAGTTTGAGCAAAAAGATTAAACTCTGAATCCAAATAGAATTGTTTTAATCCTTTTATTTTTTTATAAGCATTAGGCTTTGATTCTTTGTTAAACAGATCAGCAAACCTATCAATATATTTTAAGCCATTTTTATCTTTATTCCTCAGCTTTAACAATGTCAAAAATTGATTGCTCCAAAACTGATCAGATCTAAAATGTTTTACGATTCTATAAACTTCTCTAAGATCATAACCATCTAATCTCTCTAATTTATCGAGGCATTGGATCCACTTATCATTGTTAGCTTTTGTTTTCGGTTTAAACTGATCTGGAAATAAATCTATAAAATGAGGCATTATATTATTATATCTTATATAATTATTATTATTATTTATATTATTATTTATTTGTTTAGGATTTTCCGGTTTCGGTTTATCCGGTTTCGGTTTTCCAGGAACTGGTTTTCCTAAAGTTAAATGGAGATCATATCCAGAAAACTTGCCTTTAGATCTCAATTGTTTTTTTTCTAAAAAGCCATAATCGATCAATTCGTTTAATGCTGTATTTATGGCATCTCTGCCATTTTTAAAATGCCCAGCAATAAAAGAAACTGAAATCCCATGTCCAGATTTATGAGAAAAAAGCCAGCAATACAATCCAGAGGCTTGCATGGATACCCCCTTAGATCTAAAGATCTGATTTGGTATAGCTGTAAATTGGTTTAATTCTTTTGGTTTATAAATCTTTATTGACATCAATTAAGTTTTTCAATTCATCAGTAAAATTTCTCAGCTGTAAATAAACATTGACAAACTCCTCTAATGTAATATTATGATCTCCATGCTGTTCAAAAAGCACTTCGATCAATAGATCAAATTCGCATTTGGTTAATTTCCCAACAAATTCAAATTCAGCATCACTAACTTGAAATGATTTGCATCTGACTTTTTGAGATTTTTCGTTGTAGTAAATATAATTATAGATCATTATGATAGTATTTATTGATTAGTTCTACTGCATCATCATAATTGTAAATGACAAAACAAGCCCAATTTCGCATTTTAAGCTCGTTTAACCATCTTTCTTGATTTTCTGTTGGTTTATTATATTTAATTTTAAATTCGATTGCTAAGCCATTGTATTTGCTTTTTGGATCAAATATTAAAAGATCTGGAACTCCAGCCTTGACTCCTAAATATTTAATTAAGTATTGTTCCCATCTTGATCTTTTGCCCTCATTAGCAACATGAGTATATAAAAGATCTGGATATTGAAAATTGATATATGTAATCACAGAATGTTGGAGTTTATTTTCTTTAGTTAAATATTTTGCATAAGGATTCGGCATCTATTTTTTTTCCAAGATTAATTTGAACAAACAAAGCCTCCAAATTGGTTAGCTGTTGATCACAAATTACAACATTATCCTGGATCTTTAAAGTTTTTTGCATGCCATTATCATTAAATAAATAAAATTTCTCTGGATCAGTTACAGCTGGAGCTAAACATAAATGATAATAGGAAACCATATCTCTATGATATTCCTGGATCACTTTTGTAGCATATTGCTCTGAGCATCCGGATCTATAAGCCAATGATCTAAGATCTAATGATGGATCATTAGCATAGAGTTCCAAAACTTTTTTCCTTTTTTTCCCTATTCTCATGATCATAAAGTTTTTGATCCATCCTCTGAGATCTCATGCCATTCATGGCCAATGATCTCTCCAGTATCAAGAAAATTTTTATATTGAGCCAATGCTGTTCTCCAAAGCATTTCTCCCTCCTCCAGCATATCATCTGAAAAACTAAAAACATCAATTTTATATGGATGGACATTTTCTATTGCAATGATCCTAAATGCCTTTGGATCCATTCCCAGCATGTAAGAATAGAAATGAGCTTGCAAATGATAATTAAGATTTTTGCATTCATATTTAAACTTTGATGGCTTGATGTTTCTCGTTGTTTTAATATCTCCGATCCATCCCTCTTTAAGATTTATTATGTCAGGCCTAATCCTAATATCAATCCCATTATAATCTCCAAAAAAAGATTTTTCAATTTCTCCTTTACAATACTTTTTTGCCAGATCGATCTTATCCCTATTATGTTCCATTTGCTGAAGGATCTGATACTCTGCATCATTAATGATCATTTTACCCTCAGCTCTTTTATTATGCCATGCAAATTGCTCTTTTCCCTCTTTGGATCTCCGATCAATTTTAGGCATAATATAAAACTCAGATAAAAACTTTTCCTTTTCTAATAAAAATGAATGAGTTGCTGATCCTATGATCATAGCTTGAGATGGCTCTTTATTAGGATCTGGATGTAAAAAATTATACAAGCTATCATGGATGATTGTTTTAATTCCAGAACAGCTTATGGATTTATGAGAATGATATTTCTCATTTGACATTGTTTTTTTAATTAAATTATTTAACATTTGATTTTAATTTTGGATTATTTTCAATTAATTTTTGGAGATTGCTCAAAGCTCTCCAGGCAACTTTTGCATCATGCAAAATTCCATCATCATCTATTGTTCCAGATTCTGATAAATGCCTAAGCATTGCATCCAGATCATCAGATGATTTATTTCTATCCCAATGAATCGGCTTATCAGGATGATGCTGTTTAGATCCAGCATAGCTAACCTTAGCAACCTCTTTCAATGCATCAGGAAAATATAGAAAAACCCCTCTATAAAGAGGGATTTTCTTTCTTTCATTATTACTCATAATTTAGGATTCATTTTAGCAAAATCATTCTCCAGCTCTACATAATCAAGATCAAGCTGTTTGAGGATCTCTCTGCAATTTTCCAGATCCTCTTGATATTCTTGCAATCCATAATACTGGATCTTAGTCAAAATGCCTTTATAAACATTCATGTAAGTGATTTTTAATTCATATAATTTTAATACCATAATTTTTAATTTAAGTTTAACATTTGATCAATCCAATATTCTAATTTTAAAAAGATCAATAAGATGATCATGCAGAAAATTGATGTTATAATATACATGATCCACCATTCTAATTTTTCTCTAAAATTTCTCATTGGCTAATTTTTAAATTTAAAGGTTTGAAATTCCCAGCATTTTCAAAATATTTTTTGATCAAAATATCCCAACCCTCCAGGCCAAGCTCTCCTCTGCATTTGTAACTGATGTTATTTCTTATCCATCCAGATTGGCCTAATGAGATTCCATAATATTCCTTAACTCTTGTAACAGCTGTTTTAATATCAGTTGCAATAGTATGATATGATTTTTGATTTATTCCATATCCTTTTTTGGTTTTTAGGATTTCCCCTCTTTGCAAGTATTTCATAAAAACTATATATGATTTTTCAATACCATGTATATTTTTTCCAAATGAGAATCTGATTGCAAAATATGTTGATCCAGGCTTACCCCAGATAGCAATTTTCTTTTTTGATGCAAACCCCCTCTCCAGGAGATTTGTTTTGTTGAACTTGCACAGCTGAGGAATCTCAAATGATCCCTCAGCATTAGGCACTTCAAACAATACTGATTTTGTATTTAGTTTTTTCATTATTATTAATTTTCGTTAATCATTCCTAATTTGAAAACAAGATCAGGCTCATTGTTATTTACAACATCATCTGCAATGATCTGCTCCAGTTGCAATTCTAATGATCTAAATTTATTTCTGTAAATAGCATTCAGCTTTTTTGATGCTGGATCTATTGATCCTGGATCTGCAATCTCTTTTAATTCTTGATCAAAAAGAAAATGATTCATTTTCATGATCTGATTATATTCTGATTTTAATCTAATGAGATTCCATTCTGATTCAGGCTTTTTTACATTATCATCATAATCAGAAAAGATCTTTACAAATTCAGTTTCTGAAACTCTGATCCAGGATCCAGAAAAACTATAATTGTTCAAAAGTTTGAAATCAATTGTAAATGTATTTTCATCCTCAAAAGAAATCCATGCATTCATGTATTTAGTTTTAGATCCTCTGTTATATGTTAGCTTTATTCTAACTCTTACTGGCTTTGTTGTTACATCTGCATTTTCTAATTTATTAAGATCAATGATCTCAGCTTTTAAAAAATTTTCTGTAAACCTTTCAATTTTTGTTTTTGTGTTTTTGTTTTTCATTTTATTAATATTTGTTTGACAAAGAACATCCACCAGCTGGAGGATGTTTTCGGCCATTGAGGCCTCATCAGTTTGCCTATATAACATTAACTGATCCCAAGCTATGCTTGAGCTCATATACCATATTATCTAATTTAAGATTGGAGTTTTTAACAAAGCCAAACATTAATGGAAGTTCTGCATCTATCTTTCTCATTTCTCTAATCCAATCCTTAGCATATTCAATTGAATTATTATATCCAGTTTCTTTAGCTTCATGTATTAATAATTGATTTCCATTTTTTTGAGCTTCGTAGATTCTAATTTGAAAAGTTGCTTTCAAAGTTTGTTTTGAAGTGATTTGTGTATTTGTGTTTTGTGTATTCATGTTTTTTGTTTTAAATATTATGATGCTAATATATAAAAGTATTTTTTAAATTTTAATCTAAAATTAAAATATTTTTTTATTTATTTTTTTTTACAGAGGGGAATTTCGTTT